GTGAGCTTTTACTGCAAGTATCAATACATCTTTTAGTTGTTTTTAAAATATTTAATACGTTATCGTTTGAATGTTGCATTTCGTTATCTCGTTGCGTTGTTGATGTAGTAACTATAGCAACAATCTTATTGCATAGCAAGTTTATTGTTGCTCTATTTTACTTATTTTGCTCTTGCTCTAATTTTTCATACTCTGAATCACGAGGTTTAAATAAAATTATCCCTCTGTCTGAACACCAAATTTCATGCTTGCGAAGTGCGTTAAACCTTTCGCCTTTGGTTGCTTTGCGTTGACTGCCTGACTTAGCCCAGCTTAAACGAATGCCATCTTTATCAACTCCAAGGTGTGAACGCGTGAAAAGCTCGTGAGCATCATCGGGACTAAAAGGGCGGCTACCATACCAAGAGCCATCTTGTTTAATCATCAGCGGCATATTTACCCCATTTCCTGCCATAAACTTAGCGGTTGTTGCCATCCATGAGCGCCAAAGCCTAGCCATTCCCCATTTACCCGTTCCGGCTGGCTGAGAATTAACTATTACAAGTTTACCCTCCTGGAGTTCTTTTTGAATTTCGTCGATAAATTCTTGTAAATTGTGAACGCTAACTTGGTAATCTTTCATAAACAACCCACAATAGTTATCACAACCGCCCAAATACAATACCAGGTAAACACTGTGCGCCTTTCGTTTGCTATATCGTCATCGCTCATTAGTGATAGCCTCTCTGTTTAAGTTGTTGATTCAATAACGCCACAGTAACCCTTAAGCTTTCGGTTTCTTCATAATGAAATAATTCTTCATCGTCTAGCTCTTTACGCAACCAAGCACTATCACACTCAGCGACTATAGCTCGCTTTTTGTAAAACTTAATCGTTTGCGTGTGGTTCATAAATCACCCGTATTTTATTTCAGCATCAATCAACTGCCTGTATGATTGATGTTCTTCTTCACGGTTTAGCTCATTAGGCTGGTCTAATGCCACTACATACGCAATGAGTTTGTGCGAATCAGGGCTAAAAACTGGTTGCATTATATGACCAGGAATACCTAAAGAGGTCATTACTGGATCGTCTTTGTTAAATTGTCTCATTATGATTCTCCTAAAATAAATCCTGCTGTCTGGTCTGCAGGTCAAATCTTTCTTTTGCCGCGTTAAAATAATCCTTGTCAAGTTCTAACCCTACAAAATCAACACCGTAATAATGGGCGGCAATAGCACTCGAGCCACTACCTAAGTGAGTATCAAGTATTTTCTGCCCTTGCTCGGTGTAAGTTTTTAATAGCCAATCGTAAAGTTTTATTGGCTTTTGTGTGGGATGTATTTTGCCACCTTCACGCTTTCGGTCTGCCATAACTTGGTGTATGGAATATCTAAACACCTTTGCTGGCATTTTACAGTTAGTCCACGCATACTCCGCGCTGGCGAAATTATCAACACTTTGCATTTTATCCCATATACAAAAATATTCAGTGGGTGGTAATTCAAAGTTATTAGCGCCCCATATTATTTGATGTTTGCTTACCCTAAATAATTCTAAATAATATTCCGGCTCTGGTTTTTTATTATTCCAATCGTTCATCTTTCCTGTGGGGTCAATCCTCGAGCCAATGCCTCGCTTTTGCTGTGAAACAATATTGTAAGGTGGATCAACAATAGCCAAATCAAATTCATTATCTTTACATCCTTTCATGTACTCCATGCAATCCATATTATAAAGCTCAATTTTTGGCGTGTAATTACTTACCTCTACTGAAGGCTTAACTTCTTTCGATTGCATCTCTAATTCTAAATCTTTTTCACGTTCATTATCATAGTGCATTTTCATTCCCCTTAATCGTTAATACCATACAGCAACAGAATTGCCGCTAATTGTATAAAAAATACTGCTATAAATATTAATAGTAATTCCATCTCTCTATCTCCGTTTATTTAAACAGCTCTAAAACCTGAAATACAATCCAACAATCGCCAATTACCGGCGTTAAAATATAAGCACCATCAACCGTGACTCTTTCTGTCTTTTTTGCCAATGTGATAAATAAATATATAAATAAAATACTAAACATCTCTCTCTTCCTTATTGCTAATCAATTAAAATGGACAATCATCTAAATCAGCATCACCATAATTAACAGCTTTAAATAGCTTTTCTGGTGGTTTGTATGTATTTAAAGTTCCCCTGTTATACGTAAAGCCTAAATAATCATTTTCACTCCACGGATAAGGATTTTTATAAACTACATCTTCAAACATATCTTCTGGATCCAAATCTTCAACCATTGATAGTTCCCATTTGCATTGTTCGGCATCCCATTTGTCTATCTGCCAAAACCAAGATTTATCAGGCTTTAATGCGCGCCTAGCCCTTAAGTGATAATAACCGTCACGCTGTACGTGTTCACCACCTTCACAGGTATCAGTTAACCAATAAAGCTTAACCCAGCAAACTCTGTATAATTTTGGTAGCTTCATATTGTTTCCTTTAGTTAGTTACTATTTATTAATCAAACGCATCTTATTTAAATTCTCTAAAATACTAGCGGCATCACTACATTTTTCTTGCTGCTTATGTTCGTGTAATTCTTCTAAGCCAGGTAACGAGCTAGGAAGTAATTCAGCGGGTGTATTTTCATACGTGCGATAGTTGGCTAGGAATTCTTTTTTAGCCCACGTTAGGTTGCTTTCAGGCATTGCACAGAAGTCTTTCCAAGTATGAACCGCTTTAAGTGCTGCGATAGCTTGCTTATCATCTAACTTTAAAGAGCCGTATGCACCATGAGCGCGTAACTCTTGCATTATCTGACCCCATGCCAGCATCGCTTTATCATCAACGCTTATTTCGCTTGTTTGTAGGTGTCGAACAATATCAGCAGGTTTAGGAAAGAATGAACCATGTTTAGCATCTAAAGAATGTTTAGCAAAACCGGTTTTAATATCCTCTATTGAATAATCTTTAAAGGTATCAAAATAAATTTGCATCAAGCTTTTAGATACTGATTTGTTATAAATTTCACCATTGCCAACCATAAGCTCGGCAAACTCTTTTTTGTCTGAATCATTCATTTAACCATTCTCCTATAGTATTTATATTTTGCTCAGTAGTGTCAGAAAATTGTTTAACAGTTTGCGATTTAGGTTTAGCGTTTTTCTCCCAAGTACGAACGCATGATTTCCAGCACTTAATTTTAGTCTTTCCTCTAAACCAGTTTGCGGCGGTGTAGTGATCAATAAAATCTTGAGGGTTCACATAATTCATTCGTTCATTACAATACTGCTGAACTTCTTCTAATGTCGGTGGTGTAAACCGCCTAGTTACTTCTTTCTTATTATCACTATCACTCTTACTATCACTCTTATTCTTACTATCATTATCGGTAGATTTGGTAGCCTTTGGTAACGAGTGGTTACCAGACTTACCAGTGGTAGATTTGGTGGCGTACCTTGTTTCAGCTATTAACCTATTCTTTTCACAGAGCTTTTCGTACTTTTCAGCATCCCTTGCAAACTGATTTTTGAACGGTGAGAAGGCAACTTTAATCAAAGCATCAAGCGTTAACTCTTCACCTAACTGGTGACCTTTGATCGCTTTAAATAACATTCCCGCTTGTTCGTTGTTTAAATCATCAAGTACATTAAGGCTGTCAAAATGAATAATAAATGACTTCCTTTGCTTGCTCATATTACTTACCCGTAATTTTGTATGATTGATTGGTAAATAATTCTAATTTATCGCCAAGGACACCACGCGTTTTTCTAATGAAGTGAAACTCTCCCGCCTCATCATTCATATATTTATGCAGTGTTCCACGGTTAGTGCCAAGCTCACGAGCTAGAAACGATTGATTATTACGGTACATCTTGGTTGCTAAAAGTTCTTGTATTGTCATTTGTTTAATCTCTCTTTGCTTAAGTTGTAATAATATTATGCTTACTTTCTTTACAAGTCAATCTTTATGTATTATATTTAATTCATCAACAGCAACCGAGTAAATAACATGTATCAATCAATAGGCGTTAAATCATTAAATATTACAATCCCTTTAGCTTGTGACTTCACTGAAGAGCAATGTCATAAATTAATGGCAAGTGATTACCCTGGAGTTACTGATTACGAGTTAAGAGAAAGCTACGCAAGAAATGAAAGTGATACATGGGGCGATTGAGCAATAAATCTTACAGGGTAGTAATTATTATTACCCTTTTAACAACAAGTAAGGCGAATAAAATGAACACTAACGGTCAGATATTAAATGAAGCAACCGACATAATTAATGGTATAAGAAAAGCTAAAGACTCAATAAAAACGTTAAAAACTGTAAGTTCCGGAATATCAGGTGGAACTCAAAAATCAATAATACTTAATGCTGGCGGTGCGGAAATTGATTTGAGTTTTAGTAACCGAGCTTACGCACAAGAATTAAGGGAGCCATATTCTTTATGCGCAACATTTTTAAAAAAGGGTATCGCAATAGAAGTTGAACTTCATGAAAAAATAGTAAGCCTTTTAACTAAAAAGCTGAATAACTTAACATTTAACGTTTAATTTAACTAACCAATAGAGAGATAGAAAACATGAAAGCATCAACAATTATTTGCCTTACTTGCGCAGCGGTTAATGTCCCATTTCTACTAGAGGGTTATCTTATGAGCCTTGTAGCCATTATAATTTGCATTGGGTGCGCTATTGGCTGTGAGCAAACCGATTAACCCCATCAACAAGGGAGAGCTAAAATGAACACATATCAATCACTACAACAAAACATCATGGCTTATGACGCACTAAGAGACTTAGGCGTACTAGGAGCCGCTAAAAAGTTAAATCTTAGCATTCCAGAGCTTGTGCATCGCGCTATCAGTGTTGAATTTTTTAAAGTGATGTCAAAGAATTTTCATGTGAGTATTAAGTCGTGATTGAATTGATAAACGAATTAATAGGCGTATGGTCTATTTTATTGCTGGCTTTATTAGAGCTAGTATTTACAGAAGAGGAATGAATGATGAAAGGCCCAACCGACGAAGAGATATTTAACCACATGAAACCAGACGATGAAATATACTGTGGCAAGTGTGGTAATGACGTTGAAACAGTTGAATATGATGATTATATAACTAACAAGTGATTATCTTGTGGCCATGAACCAGGAATGCCAGAGGAGCTATAGAACAATG